AGTTATCCCGGCGGAACCCGCCAAAGAAACCAAAGCCGATGCAAAGGCAAAGGCAGAAGCCGAGGACAAACCCGGGGCGAAAAAGTAACAGAGTATTAAACTATTAAAAATACGATTATGGCACAGATTGCACAGCAGGACAATTTGGTTATTGAAGTAACAACAACCGCCGCCGCATTGGATGGCGACACAAAGAAAAAGTTGATTGAATGTATTGAGGGCGGAACAATTGCCGACGTCATTTTGGTAACAAAAGAGGTTGAAAAGAAAATCAGCCATGCACGTGTTGTTAGTTGGTTGGTTGACACAACCGGGGATTCCCCAAAATACACAATTGATATTATTAACGCAAACAGCGGAAAAGTAGAAGCAATCGCACTTAATTAATTCAAAGGGTAAGAATATTATGTTAACGAGAGAAATTTTAGTTGCAAATGCGGCTTTGTCCGGTTTGACGGACGAACAAATTGCGGCAATTACAACATTGTCCGCCAACGACGAAAATAGCGTTATCGCCAAAAAGACGGGCGAAATTTACGGCGGATTGGATGCCGATATTTTGGCGGCGTCCGGTATCGCAAAGAACGGAACCGAAAAGACGTTTGATTACGCAAAACGTGTGGTCGCCGAGTTCAAAACCAAAGCGGAAAGCGCAAGCGCATTGCAAACCCAAATCGACAGTCTGACGAAAGAAAAGGCACGTTTGGAAAAGGCAATTGCCGACGGTGCGACCGATGCGGAAACGGCAAAGGCGTTGAAACAGGCGAAAGCCGATTTAACGGCGGTAACAACGCAGTTTAACGACCTCAAAAGCAAGTACGATGAAGCCGAAAAGAAATTCCAAACGGAGTTGTTCGGCGTTCGTATCGAGGGTGCATTGCAGACCGCAACCGCCGGGTTGAAATTCAAACCGGGATTGCCCGAAAGCGCAACAAAGGTTTTGTTAGCGCAAGCAATCGACAAAATTAAGGGTATGAACCCCGAATATATCGACGACGGAAAAGGCGGTAAAATCCTTGCTTTTAAGGACGAAAGCGGCGCAATTATGCGTAACCCGAACAATCAGTTGAACCCGTACACCCCCGGCGACCTGTTGGCAAAGGAATTGGAAACAATGGGTATTTTGGATAAGGGACGCCAAGCCGGAGGCGGCGGAACGGTTCCCCCGGCGGGCGGTTCCGGCGGTGGTGGCGGAACAACCATTGACGTAACGGGCGCAAAAACCCGTGTCGAGGCTTACGAAGCAATCGCCGCAAACCTTATGGCGCAGGGCTTAACGGCGGGTTCCGAAAAGTTCGACGCCGCAATGAAACAGGCATGGCAGGACAACAATATTGCCGCATTGCCGGAAAAGTAAACAATCACGGGTAAAGGGTAAACCCGCATTTAATAACAATTAAATTTTTAACATTATGTCATTAGTAGCAACAAGATTGCAGAATTGGCGGATTGAAAACCCGGAATTAGACCGTAATATGACCCGCCCGTGTGAGTATGGCGCATTGGATTTTTTCATTGAGCAAACCAACGCTCCGTCCTCAATCATTAACCCCAATTTGCGCGACCGTGCGTTTGCGTCCATTGGTAACACGGTACAAGTACCCGTTATCAATTACGACGGCGATGTACAGGTTAGTAACGTGCGTTCGTGCGTTATCGCTGATAATGAAAATACGTCCGCATTGGTAACGCTTGTTTGGGCGACGTATGCAATTGGTTTTACAATGGTTCCGGCGGCATACTCAAACAATGAGATTTCGTACAACCATGACTTTATGCGCAAAATGGAGAAAACAACCCGTGCGTTGGCGGACGCTTTGGATAAAGGAGCCGTTGCCGCATTGGAGGCAAACAAAACGCAGGTTTTCAAAACTTTGCTTAATTACACGCAGACCGGGAATGTTATTCAAGTGCCAACCCAAATGGCAACCGAGATTTTGGGCGACATTAACCCAATCATGCGGGCGAATTGTTACCCGGAATATATCCACCTTATCGCAAATGCCGGGGTTGATGGCTTAATCCGTAAGTTGGCGCAACATGGCGTTTACAACGACGTTAATAAGCGCATGGAGTACGACAATAAAGTATTGCATTATACCAACAACGTAACCGACGAAGCGGGCAAAATGGGAACCATGTTTGCCGTTGCTGACGGTAATGTTGGTATCCTTACCCGTGTTGACCGTGAGGCATTGCGCCGCACCCGTGCGAATTTCCACGAATGGGACGTTGTACGTTTGCCGTACATTGATTTGCCCGTTGGTTCGCACTATTACACCGCCGTTGGCGACCAGTCCGCAATCATGGGCGCCGCAACCGCCGATTTGACGTGTGCCGTTAAGGAGTATTTCGGATTTAGCGTTGATGTTGCCTACATGGTAGCATATAACAGCAACCCGGACACCGTGGCAAACCCGATTATCAAAGCCGAGATTGCCGCCCGCAATCCAAACGAACCGTTGGGTATGCCTGTATATGTAACCAACGCCGGGGAATTTCCCGCCGGAGGTGCGGGCGCATAACGCCGGAGCATAACGAATTGTTAAACCGAGGGGACGGGGTGGTTATCCCCGCCCCCTTATTTATTTCAAACGCAGATGTACCGATTAAAAGAAATACAGGACGCATTATTGCACGTCGTCGGGTGGGAACAATCATACGACCCGGCAAAGGCGATAGACGACAATTTAACGCAGGCGGAAAGCGGTTTGACGTTTCAAGGTGCGCACCCCCTTGTTACTTTGGATAATGTCCGGGCAATCGTCCCGGATGATTTCGTTTTTCAATATCCGGTTTGGAATATGATACCGGAATACAAAGCCGGGGCAAAGGTTCGCCACAACAACAAAGTTTGGATTGCCGCACGGGACAACCAAAACGAGGAACCGACCGAAAGCGATTTTAACGACGATTACAACGACGATTACGGCAACCCATATTGGCAACCGTACAATTTCATTTCCGACTATTTGGAAAGGTTGACCCGTAACGGTATCGCCCAAATGGTACAAACATTCACGCAAATAAAGGGATTGGATAAGGAGACAAAGAACCTGTTGGAGCGGCGCACATTCTTTGACGGTGCGGGACGTATCCGGGCGACGTTGCCGAATAATCATAAATTAGTCGGGTTTGAAATTGTCCCGGTTCGTTCTATGGGCGTAACAATGAAAATCGAACAAATCGGGTTGCAAATGACGGGCGCAACCGGGGTTGTCCGTATGTATCTTTTCCATTCGTCCCAAATTGACCCGATAAAGACGTTTGATTTGAATTTTACGCAGACAAACGGCGGTTTTCAATGGTTCCCGTTGAAAGATTGTTATTTACCGTATATCAGTACCGGAAACAACGCCGGGGGGTCGTGGTTCCTTTGTTACAACCAAAACGATTTGCCCGCCGGGATGCAGGCAATTAACATGACAAAGGATTGGAGCCGGGAGCCGTGCGGGACGTGTACGGGTTACGTTGATTTGGAGCGTTGGCGGGAAATAACCAAGTATTTACAGGTATCCCCGTTTATGATGAACGCCCCGGAAACATTCGACGAATACCCGGAGTTGTGGGATATTGCGTTGACGATGTACACCAATACGCAGAATTACGGGTTGAATTGCGAAATAACCGTTGGTTGCGACCTAACGGATTTTATCATTAAGGAAAGGCAGATTTTCCAAACGGTTATCCAACGACAGGTCGCCGCAATCATGTTGCGCACGTTGGCAATGAACCCCGATGTTAAGGTAAACCGGAACCAAGTAAACGCAACCCGGTTGGAAATTCTTTACGAATTGGACGGCAACGTTGAGGGTCGCCCCGGCGGTTTGGGTTATGACCTTAAAAAAGCATACGAGGCGTTGCGGTTGGATACGCAGGGTATCGACCGTATTTGCCTTACTTGTAATAACCACGGTGTAAAATACCGGACAACGTAAGATTATGGCGGGGTTACAATCAATAATTGATTTGCGCAACCGGGTTAATACATTTAATGACGGGTTGACGTCCGGGTTGATTATACGGGACATAATCGACGACGGAATGACAACGGCGTTTATCATTGATGCCAACGCCGAGGAACAATTATTTGAACAAGGTATTAACCGATTGGGCGTTGACATTATGGATTATCGACCTTATACCCCGCTAACAATAGCCATAAAGGAGGAAAAGGGACAACCGACGAACCGGGTAACGTTACGGGATGAGGGCGATTTTGAAAGTAGTTTTTATTTGGAATTCGGCGACAAACAATTTGAAATTAAGGCGTCGGATTTCAAAACGGAAGATTTGATTAAAAAGTACGGGCGGCAAATATTAGGGTTGACGAACGAAAACATTGCTAAACTGATTTGGCAATACGTTTACCCGGATTTGCTAACCAAAGCAAAAAAAACAATATACGGAAATGGATAGAATACCGATTATAAAGAACCCGGAGTTATTCGACCGGGTTATTGCCAATATTCAAAAGGGATTGGCGGACGGGTTGCCGTGGCTTAACTATTCCTTTGGACGTTCGGAACGGTTGGTTAAGTCCATACAAGGGAAACGATATTACACGCCTAATATTTACGTTGGCGGCAATGAATATATGTTGATTGCCCCGGATAGTAATATAGGGAATTTTTCGTTTTTCGTATTGGACGACCCGCAACAAATTGATTGGTTCCCCGGCGAACAAAACAAATATACAACGCCGTTTTCGGTTATCTTTTGGTTTGATATGCGCACGATAACCAACGACCCCAACAACCGAAATACGGAGGCGGTCAAACAACAAATAATGCGGGTATTGAACGGCGGTATTTGGTTACGTTCCGGTTCCATGAAAATAAACAGAGTGTACGCAAAGGCGGAAAACATATTTGCCGGGTTCACTTTGGACGAAATAGATAACCAATTTTTAATGCACCCGTTCGCCGGGTTCCGGTTTGCCGGGGAATTGGGAATTGATGAAACGTGTTTAACTGATTAAAACAAAGTGTATGCAAGCATTTTTATTTTATACGGTCGTGGTTGCTTTGGTTGCTGCATTCGGTTTGACCTTGTTACGCAAATGGCAGGTTATCGAATGGGTACAAGTCCACGGCAACGAGTTTTTCGCAAAGATGTTTAATTGCGATTTCTGTTTGTCCTTTTGGGCGGGGGTTGCTTTGGCAATCCTTTTGGCGTTTATTACCGGGAACCCGACGTTGTTGTTGGTTCCCTTTTGTTCCACAATGATAACCCGTTTTTTGCTATGAAAACCGTTAAGATAGGAGAACGCACCGTTGAGATATACGACGCTATCGACGAATTGCCGATGTTGCGATTTCATAAGTACAACAAAATGTTGTTAGTTGATGCCGGGATTGGTTCCGATTTGCAGGATTTCGACACGCACATAGAAAAGGCAATAAGATACGCCCGGAGCAAAACCCCCGAATTGGCGGCAATCGAATTGGATAATATGCGGCAAAACGTGTATTTCATCCAAACCGGGATAAGTCCAAAGCATTTGGCGTTTGCCGTGTTGGTTAAATCAATCGACGGGGAACCGTACAACGATTTGTCCGATGATGGGTTGCAAAAGGTCGTCGATATGTTCGGCGATGTTCCCGTTAAAGAGTTGACCGCCCAAATGGAAGCGGTCAAAAAAAAAATAGATGAAGAATTGCAAATGTATTTCCCCCGGTTATTCGACGATGCGACCGTAAAAGAGTATTACGACGAATTGCGCAACCGCACAATGTTAATGTTGGATGCGATTATAAACGGCGATACAAAGGACAAACGGGCGGAAATTGATAAAATAACGACGATGTTGTTGTTATATAATCGCCCGGTTGTTTTTAGCGGTTCCGATAACATGGAAATTCAGTACGATAAACAATTTGAAAATATGTGTTTAACCATATCCCAACATTTACACGTACCGGAACCAAAGAAATACACCGTATTGGAGTATTACAACGCATTTGAGCGGATAAAGGAGTTGTTGAAACCAACCAAAAATAAAAACGGCGTCAAATAAGGCGATTTGCGGCGTTGTTTTTCTTTGGTTGATTAACTACATGGAAAAGAAAAGATAATTTAATACGGGGCAAATTGCCCGCAAATAACGTTAAGTATGGCAGATAATAACAACCCTATAAAATATAGCGACCTTGTAAGCCCGGACGATTCGATTACAAAGTTGATAAATCAGTTAGACCAACTTTCCGACGCCTATATGAACACTTTAAAGAATATAAAGAGTGAGGCGATAACGGTTAAGGCTGCATTGGAGGGGGTAAGCGGGGCGACCGAGAACGGACGTAAAACAATCC